TAAAAGACCATTTCGATGGTCTTTTTTTATTTGACTTAATGACTTTCTTTGTTATATTATAATTGAGTAAACGATAAATAAATAATAACAGAGAAAAAAGAAAAATTATGGCAAATGCATTAGACGCAGTATTAGCTCAGTACGAGAAGAATACTTCAAAATCAAACAATGGAAAACAATCTATCTCTCAAGAAGATAGACTAAAACGTTATTTCACGACTTATTTACCAAAAGGTACAAGTTCGGGACAAAAAAGAGTGCGTATCTTACCAACACCTGACGGGTCATCACCTTTTAAAGAAGTGTGGTACCACGAAGTACAGATTGATGGTAAATGGACAAAACTATATGACCCAGGAAAGAATGACGGAGAACGTTCACCTCTTACAGAGGTTTACGAAGAACTAATCTCAACAGGTAAGGAATCTGACAAGGATTTGGCGAGACAATACCGTCCACGTAAATTCTATATTGTAAAACTTATTGATAGAGATAATGAAGACCACGGACCTAAATTTTGGAGATTTAAAGATAACTACAAACAAGAAGGTATCTTAGATAAAATCATTCCAATATGGAAAGCTAAGGGAGATGTTACCGACGCGAATGAAGGACGTGATTTAATGGTTGAATTATCAAAGGCTAAAACACCTAAAGGTATTGAATATACGGTTGTACAGACAGTTATGTATGACGACCCATGTCCAATACACTCAGATAAGTCTCAAATGGATGAGTGGATGACTAATGAGTTAACATGGCAAGATGTTTACGCACAGAAACCTGTGGAGTACTTAGAGGCGATTGCAAGAGGTGAGACACCTGTTTGGAGTTCTGACTTAAAGAAATATGTTTATGGTGACGACTCTTCTGAAGTAGTGTTAGGTGGTTCAAACGAATCGACTAAAACTGAGGAAACAACTGACCCGCAATCAAAAATGGGTGTGGACACAGACTTACCATTTTAATAACAACTAACATGATGGTGGTAACGACAGTGATGTCGTTACCACCTTTATCAAATTAAAAAATATGGCAATAAAGAAAAAAGATTTTAGTAGTATAAAGAAGAAATTTTCTACATCTGCAAAATACAAACCACAAAGGTTTTTAGATTTGGGTGAAGATTTCTTAGATGCGGTTGGATTACCTGGCCCCGCAATTGGTCATTTAAATATGTTTTTAGGTCATTCAGATACGGGTAAAACAACAGCTTTAGTAAAGGCGGCGGTTGACGCACAAAAAAAAGGTATTTTACCTGTGTTTATAATTACCGAACAAAAATGGTCATTTGAACACGCTAAGTTAATGGGGTTTGAATGTGAAGAAGTTGTGGATGAAGAAACGGGTGAATTAGATTGGGACGGGTTCTTTATTTTTAATAATAATTTTAATTATATTGAGCAAATAACTGACTACATCAATGAATTATTGGATGCACAAAATAAGGGTGAATTAGAGTATGATTTACTTTTCTTATGGGATTCAGTAGGTTCGGTACCATGTAAGATGACTTTTGATGGTAAAGGAGGTAAACAACATAATGCATCCACATTAGCGGATAAAATAGGTATGGGTATCAACCAAAGGATATCGGGTTCACGTAAGGCAGATTCTAAGTATGAAAATACTTTACTAATAGTTAATCAACCGTGGGTGGCTTTACCTGACTCACCATTTGGTCAACCCAAAATTAAGGCTAAAGGTGGAGAATCAATATGGTTAAACTCGTCTTTGGTGTTTTTATTTGGTAATCAAAAAAATGCTGGAACAACAACTATATCTGCGGTTAAGAACAAAAGAAAAGTAAAGTTCGCTTCAAGAACAAAAATATCAGTAATGAAAAATCACATTAATGGATTAGGATATGCTGATGGGAAAATAATTGTAACCCCACACGGATTCTTAGCAGGTAAGGAAAGTAGTGAAGAAAAAAAATCAATTGAAAAATACAAAGGTGAACAATCTGAGTATTGGAAAGAAGTCATTGGAGTAGAAGGTGACTTTAAGTTAGAAGAAGAAAAACAGGAAGTGTAACAATTTAACGCATAAAAAGTGGTTAAAACATTATTAATTGACGGAAATAATTTATTTAAAATAGGTTTTCATGGAGTTAGAGATTTCTATCATGAGGGTAAACATATTGGAGGTATCTATCATTTTGTCAATACAATCAAAAAGTTTCTTAATGAACACAATCATGATAAAGTAATTGTGTTTTGGGATGGGGAGAATAACTCATCCCAAAGAAAACTTATTTCACCAGACTATAAGGGTAATCGTAGGCAAACTTTAAATGAGGCTAAAAAAGAATCGTTTGAGTGGCAAGTACAACAAGTTAAAGCTTATCTTGAAGAAATGTTTATCAGACAAGTTTCTGTTAAAAATACTGAAAGTGATGATTTAATTGCTTATTACTGTCAAATATCTGAAAACGAGTATAAGACTATATATTCTTCAGATAAAGACCTTACACAACTTATATCGGACAAAGTGGAGGTGTACCAACCGATGAAGAGAATAACCCTTAAAAATGGAGATTTAGTCCCTTTAAAGGATATATCTATCCCTCACCAAAACATATCAACATTTAAGATTATATCGGGAGATAAATCCGATAATATTGACGGTATCCGTTATATGGGAGAAAAAACATTTGTTAAGTTATTTCCCGAAATAGTTGATAGTGTCGTAACTATTGATGATATTTTAAAACGTGCGGAGGAGCTACATAAAAATGATAAAGACAATCGAGCATTACAAAATTTACTCTCAGGTAAAACTAAAAGAGGAATTTATGGTGAAGAATTTTTTATAATAAATAAAAAACTCGTAGATTTGTCTCAACCATTATTAACTGAAGACTCAAAAGAAATAATTAAACAGTACCATACAGAAAATTTAGACCCTGATGGTAGAGGTTATAAAAACTTAATGAGAATGATGATGAAAGATGGGATTTTTAAGTATCTACCAAAACATGACAACGCGTGGGTTGAATTTTTAACCCCTTTTATGAAATTAACAAGAAAAGAAAAAAGAAGATTTAAAACTAAAAAACGTTTAATATGAAAGAAAAAACAGAAACAACCAAATTAGAGTTCTTAATGACTCTAAACAACAACTTTGTTGTACAGAGGTACTTTAATGTTCGTGGGTACAATCCTAAGGCGAGAGGGAGTGTTGAACTTTATGAGGTAATCAGAAATGCTGCTGAAGTAATCCAAGAAGATTTGAAAATCAAATCATCTAACTACCTTTCAGAAAATATGGGTCAAATTATGGTCAATCCTGAAATTTTAGAAACATCAAATACTGAAGGAGATGAGTATTTTAACATCTATCTTAAGATAGGAGATGAGACAATTTGTCATAGAATTTGGGACGCTAAATTATACCCACCTAAGACTAGATACACTGTGGATGTACGCCCACACCTAAAAAAGTTACTTCGCGAGTTAACTGACACTTTCTCAAGTGAAAATTTAACTTACAAGTACATGGAGCATTCACTAATTCACCCATATTTATAATTTACAAACACAGATTAAAACTCAAAAAAATATGTCAAAAGAAAAGAATTTTGGTTACCTCGGTAATACATTTCAACTACAAATACTTAACAATATTATCCTTCATAAGGATTTTGCAAGTTCTATTGTAGATGTGTTGGAACCTAAGTACTTTGACAATCAATATTTTAAGTTAATCATGCAGATGACCAAGGAGTATTATCACAAGTACGAACACGCTCCTTCGTTCTCAACACTTGAACAAATTACAAAATCAGAAGTTACGTCACCTATGGCCCAAAAAATGGTCTTAGATATGATTACTCAAGTAGTAGATGCACCTGATGATGGATACCAATACGTTCAAGAAAAGGCGTTAAAGTTCTGTAAACAACAAGAATTACAGAAGGTAATGACTAAAGCACAGAAGATTATCGATAAAGGTGATTTTGAATCTTATGACCATTTAGAAGAAATGGTAAGAGAAGCTTTACAAGTTGGAGAAGTTGATACGGGAACTGCAGATGTTTTTTTTAATTTAGATGAGGTTTTGGATGATGACTTTAGACATCCGATTCCGATGGGAATAACAGGTATAGATAATCTACTAAAAGGTGGGTTAGCGAAGGGTGAAATTGGAGTTATTTTAGCTCCGACAGGTGTGGGTAAAACCACAGTACTTAGTAAAATAGCTAATAACGCATTTAACTTAGGTTATAATGTTTTACAAATATTTTTCGAAGACAACCCTAAGATTATACAAAGAAAACATTTCACTATGTGGACAAAAATCGCACCCGATAATTTGTCACTACAAAGGGAAGAAGTTTTAGAAAAAGTTAGACAAATTAAAGAAAATGCATCTAATCGATTAGTTCTAAAGAAGTTACCATCCGATACGTTAACGATGAATCAAATAAAAAATCAGATACGTAAAATGATAGCGGAAGGTACTAAAATAGATTTAGTTGTAGTTGATTATATTGATTGTATCGTTCCCGATAAAAATTTAGGGGACGAATGGAAAAGTGAAGGTTCGGTTATGAGAGGGTTTGAATCTATGTGTCATGAATTAGATATAGCAGGATGGACGGCCACTCAAGGTAACCGTTCGTCAATATCTTCTGAAGTAGTTACTACGGACCAAATGGGTGGTTCAATTAAGAAAGCTCAAGTAGGTCACGTTATTATTTCTGTTGCTAAATCCCTACAACAGAAAGAAATGAATTTAGCAACAATTGCTATTACTAAATCAAGAATTGGTAAAGATGGAATTGTATTTGAAAATTGTAAATTCGATAACGAAATGATAGAAATTGATACGGACAGTAGTGTAACATTCTTAGGAATGGAAGAACAAAAAGAAGAAAAGAACAAAGTACGTATTCAAGAACTTCTACAAAAAAGAAAACAAAGGGAAAATAAATTATAAATTTTTTTAAAAACAATAGTAAATGGACAATCTAATAGATAGTGTCTCAAAAGACATTCGTTACGTAATAAAGAGAAGTGGAGATAAAGTAGTTTTTAAATCTGAAAAGATTGAAATGGCTATTTTAAATGCCATGAAAAGTATTGATAAAGTTGATGAGGCTATGGCTGAAAAAATTGCTAGACTCACAACAAAAGGCCTTTTCAGAGGTAATAAAGAAAGAATTCCTAACGTAGATGAAATTCATGATATGGTTGAAAATAAGTTAATGGATAACGGTTTAAATGACGTTGCCAAAGAATACATTATTTATCGTTCTAAGAACCAACCTAACATCTTTTCAAAAAGAATTAATCTTAAACCTTACGAATACCCTAATTTAAATGAGTATGTTGACGCAATTAGACATTCATACTGGGTACACACTGAATTTAATTATACGTCAGATATCCAAGATTACAAAGTACATTTAAACGAAAAAGAAAAATCGGCAGTTGAAAGAGCAATGTTAGCAATTTCACAAATTGAAGTTGCAGTTAAATCATTTTGGGGTGACATTTATAAGAGGATGCCAAAACCTGAAATTGGTAATGTCGGTGCAACATTTGCGGAATCGGAAGTAAGACACGCAGACGCATATTCACACTTAATACAACTATTAGGTCTTAATAATGAATTTGAAAATTTATTAGAAGTACCACAAGTGAGAAGGAGAATTAAATATTTAGAGAAAGCGATTTCAAATTCAAAATCAGTTGACGATAAAGAGTATTTTGAGTCTATAGTTTTATTCTCGATGTTTGTTGAAAACGTTTCGTTATTCTCACAATTTTTAGTTATTATGTCATTTAATAAACATAAAAACAAATTAAAGGGTATTAGTAACGCGGTTGAGGCGACATCTAAAGAAGAAAATATTCATGCTGAATTTGGGTTTGAGTTAGTTAATTTAATTAAAAAAGAAAACCCTGAATGGTGGACACCTCAGTTAGTTGAAGATTTAATTATTGCAACTAAAGAGGCTTACGAGGCTGAGACTGAAGTGGTTAATTGGATTTTTGAAAAAGGTGATTTAGATTTCTTAACTAAAAAACAAACAATGGAGTTCATTAAATATAGATTTAATGTATCTTTGAATTCTATAGGTGTTGACAGTATATTCGAAACTAATGATACATTATTAGAAACTACGGAGTGGTTTGATGATGAGATTTTAACGACCAAACATACTGATTTTTTCAATAAAAGAAGTATTAACTATAGTAAGAAACAAAAATCAATAACGTCAAACGACTTATTTTAAAAAGAAACAAAACAATAATAAAACAATAATATGAAAAATAGAAAACCTTTTAATTGGATTAATGAAGAATCAATAACGTTTCTTCGTAGAGGTTATTTAAGTGAAGGTGAAGAACCTTTAGATAGAATAAAAACAATTGCACAACATGCAGAAAAACTTTTAGGTAAAGAAGGGTTTGCTGAAAAATTTTACGACTATATGAGTAAAGGATGGTATTCGTTATCATCACCTGTATGGGCAAATTTTGGTAAAGTTAGAGGTTTACCTGTAAGTTGTTTTGGTTCTAATGTTAGCGATAACATAGAATCAATATTATTTACTCAAGCTGAAGTTGGAGAAATGAGTAAAATGGGTGGTGGTACCTCAGGGTATTTCGGTAACATTAGAGGTCGTGGAGCTAAGATAACTGACAATGGACATGCTCCTGGTGCGGTTCACTTCATGAACTTATTTCAGAGTGTTGTTGATAATATTTCACAAGGGGCGACAAGAAGAGGTCGTTTCTCACCTTACTTACCCGTTGAACATCCAGATATTATGGAGTTCTTAGAGATTGGTACAGAAGGGGCTTCAATCCAAGATTTAACACACGCAGTTACAGTGACTGATAAATTTATGGAAGAAATGATTGCGGGTGACGATGAGAAAAGAAAAATATGGGCAAAAGTAATCCAAAGAAGAGGTGAAATTGGTTACCCATATATTATGTTTCATGACACGATGAATAATAATGCACCTAAAGTTTACCAAGATAAAGGGGCTAAAATTTATAACTCTAATCTTTGTTCTGAGATAGCTCTACATAACTCGGAAGATGAATCATTCGTTTGTGTATTATCTTCAATGAATGTGTTACATTACGATGAGTGGAAAGATACCGATGCTGTTGAAACTATGGTTTATTTCTTAGACGCAGTAGTTACTGAATATTGTAATAAATTAGAGGAATTAAGAGACAATGGTACTAGAGAAGGTAAAATGGCGTTTCTTTATATGGAAAAAGCTTATAACTTCGCTAAAAGACAAAGAGCTCTTGGTTTAGGTGTTTTAGGTTGGCACTCATTATTACAATCAAAAGGGTTGGCTTTTGATACCAGAGAAACCGCTAAACTTAACGTTGAGGTGTTTAAAACTATTAAAGATAAATCATATAAAGCATCCGAGGAGTTAGCTGAAATATTTGGGGAACCTGAATATCTAAAAGGTTATGGTAGAAGAAACGTAACACTTAATGCGGTCGCTCCGACTACCTCATCAGCATTTATTCTTGGTCAGGTATCACAATCTATTGAACCAATTTGGTCTAACTGTTATGTTAAGGATGTTGCTAAGATGAAGGTAACTATAAAAAATCCAGTGTTGAAAGAATTATTAGACACTATGGGTCGAGATAATAAAGAGACTTGGGATAGTATAAAAAAGGCTGATGGGTCAGTACAACACTTAGACTTCCTAAGTGACGAACAAAAAGATGTCTTTAGAACTTTTGCTGAGATTAACCAATCATCGATTATTAATCAGGCGGCAATTAGACAAGATTTTATTGACCAATCACAGTCTCTAAACTTAATGGTATCACCTGAGATGCCGACTAAAGATGTTAATAAATTACTTATTGACTCGTGGAAGTTGGGGGTTAAAACTTTATATTACCAACATTCTATGAATTCGGCACAGGCATTTGCAAGGAAAAAGTTAAATCTAAATGATTTACAATGTGTTGCGTGTGAAGGTTAAGGAATAAAATAATAGTATTTTATGTGAAAAGGTTGGATTCGTCTAACCTTTTTTCTTTTATATTTAGATAAAATAATCTGTGTTTATATTTATGGAATATGGCGAACGGTAAAACATACGGAGTATTCTTTCCATTCAGGGATAGTTTACAAGGGGACTACCTTAGATTGACTCAATCAACTGATGAGGAGATTAGGGCGGATTTACTACATTTAATATTAACTCGGAAAGGGAGTAGGTATTATTTACCTGATTTTGGGACTCGTATTTATGAGTTTATTTTTGAACCAATGGACGGACCAACATTTGATGCCATAAAAGCCGATGTCCGACAAGCTGTAGACAAGTATATACCTAATTTACAAATAAATGATATTACAATAGAACCTTATGTAGAGGCGGAACCTTTACCTGGTGAAATAAACTATGATGAGTTAGGGGGTCAAATTTTTAGAGTGGCTAGTGATAGTGCGGTTGAGTACACTGCAAAGTTAAGAATTGACTATACAATTGCTAGCGGTACATTTTCATCAAAAGATTTCGTGATTATAAATATTTAATAGTATATGGCTAACCGTAAAATTTCATACACAGATAGAGACTTTCAATCCTTAAGACAGGAATTGATAAATTACACTCAACAATATTACCCTGATTTAATAGGTAATTTCAACGATGCATCCATTTATTCGGTATTTATGGATTTAAATGCCGCGATTGGTGATAACTTACATTACCATATGGACCGTAGTATACAAGAGACGGTACTTCAATATGCACAACAGAAGTCATCAATATATAATATCGCAAGAACGTATGGGTTAAAAATACCCGGTAATAGACCGTCCATCGCTTTAGTTGATGTGTCTATTACGGTGCCAGCTTTAGGTGACCAAGAAGATGAGAGATATTTGGGTACTATGAGAGCGGGTTCTCAGTTTGTTGGTGGTGGTCAAGTATTTGAGAACCCTAATGATATTGAGTTTAGTTCACAATATAATAGTGAAGGTTACCCGAATCGTACTAAGACGCCAAATTTTGACGCGAATAATCGCTTAATAAATTATACTATGACCAAAAGAGAGGTCGTAGTTAATGGTTTAACTAAAACCTTTAAAAAGGTTATTAATAATAACGATGTTCGACCATTTTTTGAATTCTTTTTACCTGAAAAGAATGTTATTAGTATAACTTCTATAATACAAAAAGATGGTGTTAACTATCAGTCACCACCTACATATGATGAATTTATAAGTTCAACTAATAAATGGTATGAAGTCGATGCGTTGGCTGAGTCTAAAATATTTGTTGAGGACCCAACTAAACCTGCTGACCAACCAGGTATTAAAGTTGGAAAGTATATTGAGACTGAAACACGATTTGTTTCTGAATATACACCTGAAGGGTATTGTAAAATAAATTTCGGTGGTGGTACTACAACACCTGAAGAACAGTTACAAGAATTCACAAGAACGGGAGTTCCGTTAAGAATACAAGATTATCAAAATAATATTGGTTTAGGTGTCACTGTTAAGGCTAACACGACATTATTTGTACAATATCGAGTTGGTGGGGGTAAGGCGTCTAATATTGGTGTCGATACAATAACTCAATTCGGTACAACATTTTTTGATGTAAATGGACCATCAAGTACAATTAGTCAAAATGTAATTGAAAGTTTAAGAACTAATAATGTTACCGCGGCAATTGGTGGTGGTAATTTACCGACCGCTGAGGAAGTTAGAAATATGGTATCATTTAATTTTGCAGCACAAAAAAGGGCAGTTACAGTTAATGATTATAATTCTTTAGTTAGGACTATGCCGAGTAGATATGGTGCACCGGCTAAGGCTGCGATTACTGAGGAGGATAATAAAATAAAAATTGAAATTCTTTCGTATGATACTCAAGGTAAATTAACTGAATCGGTATCTAATACATTAAAACAAAATATCGCCAATTATTTATCACATTATAGGATGATAAATGATTATATTTCTATATCAAGTGCGAACGTAGTGGACTTAGAATTTGACTTATCAGTTGTTATGGATTCGACCCAAAATCAAGGACAAATTATCACAAATATTATTAATTCTGTGGATAGTTATTTTTCACCACAAAGACAACAATTAGGTACAAATGTTAATGTTTCAGATGTTAGAAGAATAGTTCAGGATATTCCTGGTGTTATTTCGTTATCTGACCTAAAAGTTTTCGGAAAAGTTGGGGGTAGATATTCTAATTCACAGACATCACAAAGATATTCTGATAGTCAAACAAAAGAAATAAAGTTAATTGATGATACAATTTTCGCACAACCAAACCAAGTGTACCAAATTCGTTTTCCCGATAACGATATCAAAGTGAGGGCTAAGTCACTTAAAAATGTCGACTTCTCTTAAATCTATCCATATACTTTTGACAAAATCAAATTAAAATTAGGATGAATAACTATTTATCTTAAAAACTAATTATGCCAAAATCAATTAGAATAAGAACAAAACCTGGTGTTGATAGAAATATTAATGTTAAAATTGACCAAGATTTTGATTCGTTAGAAATTCTGTCTTTAAAATTAAGACAAGAAGATTTATACACGCAGTTTTGTGCCGACTATGGTGTCGTTGTAGGTCGTGTTATCGCCAATGGGGGGTTAGGTGTACCTAACGCTCATATTTCTATTTTTATACCTTTAGATAGTGTGGATGAGTCCGACCCAATAATATCAACATTATATCCTTATAAAACTCCTACTACAAAAAACGAAGATGGTTATAGGTATAATCTTTTACCTTATAAAGATGAGTATTACGGTCACAACGCGACAGGTACATTTCCTACTGTAGACGATGTTTTAACACGTAAAGAAGTGCTACAAGTGTATGAAAAGTATTATAAGTATTCTGTAAGGACTAATCAATCGGGTGATTTTATGATTGTTGGTGTACCATTAGGTAACCAAAAATTAGTTATGGATTTAGATTTATCCAACATGGGGGAATTTTCTTTAAGACCATCTGATTTAATAAGAATGGGTAGGGGAGTACCTTCTCAATTTAACGGACAACTATTTAAAGATTCTGAGAATATTGATTCATTACCACAAATACTTAATGAAGTCAAAGATATTGATGTGTCATCATTTTGGGGTCAAGATGACATGTGTGACGTTGGAATAACAAGAGTTGATTTCGATTTGTCGGACCAAGGGGTAGAGATACTACCACATGCATCATTCATGGGGTCTATCTTCTCATCAAATGAGGGTGACTATATAACTTCTAATTGTCGACCCAAAAAAGACACTGGTAATTTGTGTGACACAGTTGTTGCCCCTGGCGAAATATTGGCTATAAGACAAACCATACAGGAAGATGAGAACGGTGACCCTGTTCTTGAACAGTACAGGTTAGAGGATGGGGGTAATGTTATTGATGATAACGGTGCGTGGTTAATTGACCTTCCGATGAATATGAATTTTATTACCACGAATGAATTTGGGGAAAGGGTAACGTCTGTCGACCCAAAAGTCGGTATTCCAACAGAAAGTAAATATCGATTTAAGATAAAATGGCAAAATGAGGCGGGACTTCAATCTCAAATTATGAGAGCCAATTACTTAATACCTAATATTAAAGAGCATTGGGGTTCTGATACTCCGGATGATGATGGAAATTTAAATAATTTAGATTTTAATAAATCTTATGCATTTTCATTAGATTGGACAGATTATTATGATAAAGATGCCGCCATAAAATGTGAAGACACATTTTATAGATTTGGTTATAATAAAGTTTATACCACAGCAGCACATATTGACCGTTTTAAGTTTGGGTGGAACAGAGCTTCTCACTATGGTATAAAAGAGATAACTGATAGGGCGTGTATGAGTGAGAATAATAGGTTTCCCATGAATGACGCTCAAAGAAACTTCGATTTCCTTAATTTTGTTTTTGGTATATTATTAAATCTTATGACTCCGGTTTTAGTAGTGTTAATACCTATTATGCACGTCTTAGCACTTATATACCCTATTTTGTATGCCCTCATTGAATTTGTAAGACGTTTAGTTAATGGAATTATTTGGGTCTTATGTAAAATTGTAGATGCAATACCTTTTGTAAACGCTAACTGTAGTAAAGAAACGATAACGGGAATTCCTAAAGAAAACCCATTTAAAAGGTTAACGTTACCTATGATGACGTATCCCGATTGTGAGGCTTGTTCTTGTTCGGCGACTCCCGATTTAGTTCCTGAAGGTGAAGAACTTCTTGATGCATGGGAGGAAACAGCGGTTCAAAATCAATCAGTATTGGCGAATCTTAATGACTCAGTTTTTTATGAAACTATTGACCCTGATAGTCTATGTTATAATAATGATGAAAATAAACAATTACTTGCTAGTTGGAACCGAACATTATTTTCTGGATGGGACGGTACTAACCCACAGGATTTAGTGTCGGGATGGGGAAGTAACCAAGATAGACCTAATGATAAATGGTTTAAAAGCCCTCTTTCTATACAATCAAATAATTCTATCGTGGATGGGAAATCAATGAGAGCCCCTTACGATGTGAGTTGGCCTCAAGCACTCAACGCCATTAATCAAAGGGGTAGATATTTTTCAAGCACTAGACCAAATAGGATACGGACGACAATTATGAATAGTGATTATGGTAGTGTTACAGTAAATCAATCGAATAACCAATTTACCGATTTACCCTTAATTACTCTTATAGATGCGGACACTAGCTTAACGCCGGGTCAGTTAGTTAGTTTCACTGATAGTTTATTAATACCTGACCCTAATACTACAGGTCTAACCGCTAATCAATACGGAGATACCTCAATTACAGGGACCCTATTAAATAATACTTCCGCTTATGTTCCGTCATCTATTACTTATGAAAAAAGTAATGGGGCAGTACAATCTGTTAACTTAGACCTTAAGAGTACTGAGACTGGCACATCTTATAAATTTAAATCAGGGGTGGAGTACTTCCAAGTTATAGGTACCATGAAATTAAGTGAGGCGGTTGATTATCTTGATAATAATGCAAGTTCTAATGAAAAGAATAATTCGGTAATTTATAGGTATATTTTAGAAAAAGTCACAAGGTATAAGTGTCAAAAACTAAATGTAATTGGGCAGCTTCAAACCCAAATTTATAGTCCAAAACCAATTGATTATTGGGATGAGGATTCTCAATTAGTATTTTTAACAAGAGGTGTTGACCCACATACTCCTAGACAAACGATACAGTACGATTTGGGACCTCTTTTTGGTAAGGCTTATGGTCAGGCGTTCTTACAATTTCAAGGTGAGTATTGTTTAAATATTCCGATACAACCAACTCCTCAAAATGACGTACCTCAAAGACACTTTACCCCTCTAAATGTAAATTACAACGTTGCATCGTACGCTGACGATAATGCGAATAGTAATACTACGCTTTATCATCCATCATTTCTTTTTACTCCTGACCCAACTCAATACACACCTTTTCAGAGTACAGGACCTGCGTATTATAATTCAATGGGACCTGAATGGACTACTCTAAATGCTTCTGAATATGGTACAGGAAATGGTACGACCGTATCGAATAACACTAGCATTACGCCAGGTATCAGTCAAGGAAGTATTGCCGGATGTTCATATCAATACAGTAGACAGAGTCCTGGTACTGTAATTGAAAGGAACGGTAATAATGACGATTTATATACCGTGTCCCCTTCATATATTAATGGAGCGAGTGGTAATATACCTAAGGTTAATATGTCCAATCCAAATCGACTAATTTTTAGGTCAGATAGATTACCAACATCAACAGCTAGAGAACTTGGTCGTAATACGAATAGACAACCAATACAGGATTTTGCGTTACACTTAAATAATAACTTTACTTTTTTTCTTGTAAGTGACCAAGGAGATGCGACATTACAGGGTAACGAATCTGAAGGTATTGATGCAAGTGATGCTACGGGTAACTTAAATGATTTTTCTGGTAGTACTCCAAGCTCAATTGCGGGGGTACTTGAAAGTTTTACGTGTGAAGGGTTAGTTCAATTAAAATGTTATCAAGGTAACGGTTCTAATTTTGCGGTTGGTGGATGTAACGACAAAGAGCTAGGAAAAGTTGTTGGAGGATGTTATGTATTTGTTGAAAGTCTACTAATATTAACAATTCCTAATGACATAAGGTTACTTTTTGAATGGAAGACTAGGTTTAAATTTATGTTTGCGACATGTCGAGGTGTAGTCGGTCACATGTTTCAAAATAATTGGGTAAATGGTACTTTATATATGCCTTCGTTCCAGAAAAGAACGTTCTATGATAGTAATAACGAGGTAAAACGGTATAAATACTGTGGAGACCCAAATCAAGGTCCTATCTTTGGATTTAATTTTCAGAATAGAAATTATAGGGGACCAATATACTTTAATACCGACAGTAACTCTTTTTTCTATCGTTCGACACCATATTACAATGGAGATTTCGTGGGTCAAACAACAAAATCAGGACTCTCATATATTGGGTCTAACGACTCGCAAATATGGCAACCGACAACAATTATGGACTTAGGACCTAAAACAGATTTCCTAAAAGAGATTTTATTAACTCCGGAATATCAAGGATATATTATAGATAAAGTTGAGTCAACTTCTTATCAAGATGAATCGGGTATATTAAATTTATTTGTAATATCTCGATTAATAGATTCTAATTTTTTCCAACAAATATTGGGTATAGGTGGTTCGGCAGTAGCTAAACTATTTTCTAGACAAACCGGAGGGTTTGTGGGAAGTATTCCTTTATTTGATTCCCGCGTTGATGGTGATTATGCTCAACTAATTTCTATTAATACAGAATTTGGGGTTTTACCTTATGTAACGGGTAATTACTCAGATTCTATAACTGTAGGGGATGGTAAGATTGGTGTGTGGTTTACAGGTGATACTGCGGATAGAAGAGTTTTGGGGCCAGGAGAAATTACTTTTTCAGAGAGCCCACTAATTACTAATCAATTCAATTATCCTGGTACTCAAATTGTTCCTTTTTATAGGTGGAAGACCACAGGTACTAAGTTATTTGGGAATGAGGATAACAAGTGGGTAACGGATAGTGGAGCAGGTAAGACTAAGAGTGGATTATATCAAGATGAAACATTTGATGGTGCTAATTACTACCCTAAAACAAGTGTCGTAAGTCAGAGTACAGGTTATTTAACTAATGTTCCTGGTTTTCCCGACCCACCACTTGATACACAGGCGGGTGGTATGGGGTCACCTACTTATCGTGTTGGGTCACCATTTCATTTTTATTTTGGTCTTAAAAGAGGTAAAAGTGCCATGAATAAATTTATAACTAAATATATATTTAACGAGTCATAATGAGTAATCAAAAAAATAATCAAGATATGAGGATAGTTAGAGGGTCGGACCGTTATGCAGGTGCGCCTGACACTGATTTATTTATTCAAGTTCCCTTAGAAAATACTAAAAAAAGTATAATTGAAGGTGACAGGACAGTATTATTGAATTTAGAAGAAAGATTTGACCATGAACGACAAATATCTACAAAATTTAGAATTGCGGGAAAAATAGTTAATTTGTTTGATAATACAGTTTCTGGACGATGTAGTAATTACTCCCCATTTGAAGACGAACTTTATTTAATAAATCCGACTCAAACTATTATCGATGCTGGAGGTATTGTAGGTAACGCGGTTTGGACGGGGTACCCACCATATGATGAATTTAATTTTTTTCGTACATCTGGAATTCCTAACCACATTCCTTACCATAGTAAAAGTGCTTCCACGTATAATTGGTCGGCATACATAACTTATCCTTACGCCAACGATGATAATCAGATAATGTCTTATACGGATGATGAGACTAATGTTACTTTAACTTTTAATGTTTCAGACGGAATACCTTATTCAATTAAAAATAGAGTAGTAAATGGTAAGAATATAATAAGTTTTTATTGTGGTTATAAACATAATATAAATGAAGGTGACTACATATATTTACAAACTCCTGTAAATGGTAAAAATCTTCTTGAAGTTTATAGTTTAGGTGACCAATCATACGGTAATGAAGATAAAATAATTAACGTATATAATTATGGGTTTACAGGTATTGAGATTAGTGATGGGTATATGGGTAACTTAAAAAGAGTTATAAACCCTCAGAATTCTGGAGAGACTATGTCCAAGTATTACGTTAGGAAACATAAAACACTAACAGATGTGTCAAATGTCGATTTAACAAGAATGGGTTTTGAACAGAATAATTTTCCAGTTAAAAAGAAATTAGAGTATTCCGCTTTAACCCCTAATCAGGTAACTCGAATATCAGTTAAAGATGGTAGAGGGTCCTTTGCTTATTCCTTTGATAAGGATATTGATATAATTTCATTAATGGATAATTTAGACAGACCAATTACTGAATTATTTGTTACTATTATTAATAAAGGGTATATGGGTTATTTTAATTCTCCACCAACAAATGGTTCGGCAACTAAAGGGTTAGAAGTCGGATGGGGTTTTAACTTTAGAGAAAATGTAGTTGATAATTGGTGGTCAAAACAAAATATAAATAATAAAGATAATATTGATGTTGATTTTTATACTAAAAATGGGGATAACGGAAATCCTATCAGATTTTATTTTAATAAAGATTTACCCATAGGTAGCGAATTAAAAGGTGATTTATGTGAGTGGAATGAATTCCAACAAAGAGAAGAGGTTTTGTCTCAAATGTCACATAAATATTCATTTAATCCTAGTGTAATTACAACATCGGGACCAGTTAATTTACCTGATGGGTACACTTATAATCCACATCATTCAATAAGTTTAAGAGTGTACTCAGACTATATTGAGGTTGGTGATAAAAATGATGTAAGTGGTGTCCCTAATTATTCCTTTTTTTCTAATTATGAGGGTCAATGGAGATGGAGAGACATATATTCTTATGGGTTTATAGATACAGATGGAAATGGTGTCAATAACCCTTTTTTAAATGGTGAGCACTATCCATTTACTGAAATATTGTTTTTACAAACACCATTGATGAGAAATAATAATATTTTTAATGACATAAACTTTTCCCCTTTAATCGATAATTGTGAATAAATTTAGATTAACCGTTAATGATAACGACACATATATTAATTTACCTTTTGAAATTACCTTCGATAATTTTGGGAGGGAAGATTTAATTAAACAATATGAAAACGATGTTGTTGAAGAAGTAATCAACCCTATTGAGGATTTTGAAACCACTAGATACACCCATAAAAAATGGTTAACAAATAATGGTGAATCTAATAATAGTACTACTTACGAATTTTCATTTTTTAATAGAAATATAGATGTGATTAATACTACGCCCGCAAATAGTAATTTATGGGTATCAAGTTATAATTACGTTGACCCATCGGTTTATCAAACATATAGTGGTATAAGTTTTAATAATAAAGAATTATATTATTACGCCAACTCATTTAGAAGAAGTTTTTTTAAATTAGACTTTTATGACTCTAATCAATCTGAGAATCAGAGACTTTATTTTACAATAATAATACCTACCCAACAAGGGGTAAAACAACAAGTTGATATCGGTACTCCGAGTGTCCCTAAACCGGTCGAGGTTAGAAGACCGACATTTAATTTGGATTATATTGGTGACAAAGAAGGTTACTTTATGTATTGGTTAAAAGGTAGAGAATATATTGATGTAAATACGTTTTATATGTCGGCAAAATTCTTTAATGCGAAGTTAGGTCAATTTGTTAGAATGACTAATCGACCACAATCAGAAATAAGTGAAAAGTTTAAATTTAATAAATCTGAATACTTTTATTATAAGGTTGATTTAGATGTTAATAATTATGAATATCAGGTGTTTGAAGGATATGGTTTAGGTAACCGCGTTGGTCAACTAACTAACGGGATAAAATGGTACGAATATGTTAATCCGCAATAATGGAAGAAAAATATTACATAAAGATTTCGCCCGAATCAATAAAAGGTGACGTTATTACTGAATACTTTAGTGGAAACACTTTTGGTGTTTATACTGGTATGACTCAAATATTAAGTGGGGGTACAGACGGTAGTAGTTTATTGACAGGGTTAACAGTACCAATCGTTTTTAGACAAACATACGAAAACTATGGTTTTTATACTCCATTTGATGGGTTTGCATTACAACAAGATGTTGTATCGAATTTTATAACATCAGGTGACCCATCTAATCAAAATACGATAAGGTTATTTAACACGTCTGATGAGTTTAAAGGATTTTTAAAGTTGTCTGATTATATTGTCGATTGGGGGGACGGATTTAGTGAGCCACTAACGTCAAACGCTCCTCAGTATTTATCGCATACTTACCCTAATATAACCAATAGCTATGTTATAACATTGACTCAAAATAATCCATGGGGACAAACAATAGTTGAGAAAACGGTTTATGTTCCAACAACAGGGGTGACAATAACTAATCCTTATGGTAACGTTACATTCACACCTCAAGGGGGTAGTTGGTCAGGAATACCTATAAGTTACGATTATATTTTTACGGGAGATAGTTCTAATACGGTACAAAGTCAAACGTCTAATAATTTTACAACAGTACCATTTATATTGAGTGGATTTAGTTCTTCAAGGTTATCTGAACTTAAATTATATGGAAATACTCAATTTGACGTAACTACAACAGTGGTTAAGGGGGGTCAACCTTTTGGTAAAGTGGACCAAATAACGAGTGGTTACACCTCCTATACAATTAATAATGTTCAATACTACGATTACTTAGATGGTACTACATTATATATCGCCG